ATACTTACCATTATCTGCGTCCCAAGTTAAGTAACAATTTGGATAATTTGCAGGTAAGTCACGTAATGCTGTTCTATACGCTAATTGCTCAGAAGTTGATGTGCGGTCAGGTAATACCATCCAGTCAGAATCTACGAGTAATGCGTCACGTTCTTTTCTAAGTTGTGCCATTGCATCTGAACCAGTAATATTTGCTGGTGGTGTGTAATCACCAATAGTACCAAAATCACCAGCCACTGCTTTATTATAAATTTCTACGCCATATGACATGCTATCCAAAGGGTTAGCTGAAAAAGGAACATACTCTTCAGCTAAATGACTAAAGTTGACTTCAATGTTAATAATATTTTTAGCAGCATTTCCCCACTCTGGATTTCTTGCATTTGTATATGTAATATTCATTAGCTTACCCTCTGCCAGCATGTAATTTCATCTGATTTACCACCTGATTGAGACATGCCGTGACATCTCCACGTTCCTGTGCCAATAGATTGTTGATAACCACCATCCACATTACTGTAGGAAATACTTGTACCTGCTCTATTAGTTCCTGCGGCAGTAGTAGTATTATTAATCCAACCCATAACAGTTGAACCTACCGCGCTTACTGAACTTGGATTTGGGCCTTCAGGACCCGTTGGTCCCGTAGGTCCTGTTCCACCTGTAGGTCCAGTTGGTCCCGTAGGCCCGGCTGGTCCGGCTGGTCCGGCACTTCCTGCTGGTCCAGTTGGTCCGGCAGAGCCATCGCTACCGTCGTCACCAGCGGCTCCGGCTGGTCCAGTTGGTCCGGCAGAGCCAGCAGGTCCTGTTGGTCCCGTTGGGCCTGTTGGTCCTGCCAGTGAAGCATTGGCTATAGTTTGCTTTTCCCATCTGCTTGCAGTTACATCATATACAGCTATCAGGTCACTAGAAGCAGCATCTGTATCTGTAGGAAACGCAGTAAGAGTGTTACCAATAAACGCATCTAGTGCAGTACCATCTACTGTAATTGCATCAGCTTCAAGAGTACCATCAAAGTCTCCATCTACTGCGTCTATGTTACCTTTAAATATTGTAGCACTAACTGTTCCTGTACTTGGGTTGTATGCCAAGTTACCATCCATCTCCAAGCCAACATTTCCTGTGCTTGACGTAGCCCCCTCTACAAAAGTAATAAGATTTTCTTCATTTGTACTTTCATTATCAGTGACTAGAACGTGGGCAGAATTTGTTGCATCTGTAACTGTTGTTCCTGCAATAACTGTGGCTAATGCCGTACCGCCAACAGTAATAGCATCTGCCTCTAAAGTACCATCAAAGTCTCCGTCTACTGCATCTATGTTACCCTTGAATACTGTAGCACTAACTGTTCCCGTACTTGGATTGTAACTGAAATTACCATCCATTTCTAGTCCGACATTACCTGTGCTAGAAGTAGCATCCTCTACAAAAGCAATAAGGTTTTCTTCGTCAGTGCTTTCATTATCGGTTACTAATACGTGGGCAGAGTTAGTTGCGTCAGTAACGGTCACACCCGCAATAACAGTATTCAGTGCTGTGCCATTAACGGTAATAGCATCGGCTTCAAGTGTGCCATCTATGTCTGCGTCACCTGATACGTCAAGCGAACCTGCGTCTAACTCCCCTGTTAAGGTAATGTTACGGAAGCTGGCTACATCTTTGTTGGCATCTGCTGTAACTACTTTACTAGCTACAACTGTGCCTACAGCAGCACCCGTGTCGCTGTAGTTAAGTTCGGCGGCTGTAGATGTGACATTTGTACCCCCTATGTCTAGTGTAGTCATAGAAACTTCACCAGCTACAGTCAGTAAGCCACTAGCAACAGTCATTAGGTCTGTATCGTCTGTGTGACCAATTGTTGTGCCGTTGATAAGTACATCGTCAATGTCGAGGGAGCCACCAGAGATAAGCCCTGTAGTTGTAATGGTGGATGAGCCTGTATCAATTGTACCAAAGCCAGATGTAATCGAACCAGAGTCAAGTGCGCCAACCGTAGTGGCAGCAGTCGTAACTAGGTTAGGCATTGCTGTAATTTCGTCATCAAAATAGGCAGCAAGGTCAGTGACCGCCACCTGTTTCATAGTTCCAGCATCGTTGAATACAACACGGTCAGCATCTGCCACAGTCGTAGCGGATGCGGATGTGTCACCATCCATAATGTTTATTTCGGTTGTGGTGACTGTTGCACCATCAAGTATTTCTAGTTCTGCTTCAGAGATGCCAGCACCACCGATTGTCAGTGTACCTGATATGTCTACATTACCATTCATGTCAATGGTAGTAGCAGCAATTTGTATTTCAGAGTCAGCAACTAAATCAAGCTGTCCGTCTGTACTTGAGTGGATATAGATAGCTGTATCGCGGAACTGCAACTTTTCTGTGGTGGCAATAAGTATGTCATCTGAAAACTCAAAGTAGTCTTCGTCTTCCATCCATTTAAGTACACCGTCGTTTGACTCACCATCAAATGTGATTGTAATGTCTGTGCCAGCCGTAGCTGCACCAAACGTGAGTGTGTTGCCTAGCAACTTGGTAATAGGGCCACCCTCTGCGGTAGTCCCGTCGTGTGTGTGTCCTGTGCTGGCAACAAAAGCGGCTAATAACTGATTAAACTCGTCATTAGTATGTGCTGCAGTAATGGTATCGCCATCAGTGTAGGACGATTGGCGTGTGTAAGTAGCACCCATCTAACGTCTTGCTCCTGTTTGAAATTCTAGTTGGAACCCTTTTAAAGAGTATGGGGCGGTAGTTCCCCCGTCGTTTACCCGCAAAGCTACAGCAAATCCTGAACCCTCTACAGATTGTCTAAATAACGGCGTTGACACAGCACCGTAAGTAGGAGTGCCGTACACAGACGTACCGTAGATAGCTACCACATCTTCTGAATCTAAGGGGTAAGCGTCTGGTCTAGGAGCGTCTGCAGATTCGTAGTCGTAACGAAGAAACAGGTCTGCATCTATTGCAGAGTCGGGCTTGTAGTTTACAATAACCCGTTGCATGTGCTTTCGTATGCCCGCATCGCCAAACGTTAAGTCAGGCCCGCGATACTTTCCTAAAACAGCAACACCATCAAAATCGTTGCCGGACTCTTGGCGGTAGATATATCCCGACTGGTCTGCACCGTGCAAAACAATTACGTTTCCATCGTCCACAAAAGTGTCAGTACAGGCAGGTTTGATGCCACGCATTTCTGCAAACTCAAACTTTTGACCCTTCATTACACAGATGACGCCTTTAGTAATTGTCTCGTTTGTGTTTGCTTTACTAAAAAATATACGATACTGCGTTTTATCGGGTATTACCAAGCTTTCAAAGCTTGCAGAGTCTGCAATGTTTTGATTAAAAAGAGACTGCACATTAGCACTTATAGTACCCAACTCCACGTCACCAATTCTTGCCGTACCTGCAACTGTCCGCAACCCATCAGGGCCAAGAAAAATAAGGTCACCAGCAAATTCCTGTATTGTAAAGCCATTTAGACATCCGATGTTTCTTGTAACAGGGACAACAGCAAAGTCACTAAGGCTGCTGCCGCCCAGTTTAAATATTCTGTTTTCGCAAAAGATAAACAGGTTATCACGAAAGACCTTTAGTCCGGTGATGTTGTCATCGACTTTGATGCTACCTGCACCTTGTCCTGAAACAAATGCGTCTTCGTCAAACGGTTGGCTAAACACCACCTCTTGTGGGGACGTAGAGTTGCCAGCGTAGAACATGTGATTCTTGAATGCTGTTACGAACTTAGAACCTGCTACACTGCTTTCGCTTACGTCTGTGGCAGAGAACGAACTGTTAAACACAGTAGGAGCATTAGTCTGGTCAACTACAATTAGCTTTTCGTTACCGTCAAAGTTAAAGCGTTCAAAGTTGTATTTCTTTGCGTTGGTTCTACCGCTGTCGATGCTTGTCCAGCTAGACCCGCCCGGAGTGGCTTGAAATATGCTGGTGCCTCGTGCTGCAACAACCTTGTCGGCAAAAGATGCTACCATAAGGATTGTTTCTGATGCACTGGATGTGTGCGTTACAGCAGCAGTCACGTACTTAGAAAAACCTTTGATGCGTTTGTAACCGCCTTCTACGTCAGGCTCAAAGTTTTCTAACTCAAGTGCTTCACCCGGCTGCATCATAAAGGTAGAACGATTCTTTACTAGACCGCCCTCGCAGTTAAACGCTACTGGTTGTGCTTGAGAAAGGTCAGCCAATTACACAGCCCTCATGTAGTTCTTGCGGTTTAGTAATTCGACACGCATACGTTTAATTCCATCGTCGTACTCTTTTAAAGAAAACTGTGCAGACTGCACGTCAGACCTAAATATGTGAGTGTAATACTTTGCACGGGAATTAATTACTGGCTCAAAACGTGTGGGTATGATTGATGTGTCTGTTGCACCAGATAAATCAGTGTGGGATACGTAGTAATCAAACTCTAAAGTTCGATTGCTTGTATTAGGAATAGGTGTCAAACCAATTTCATTGTTGTACGTAGTGTAAACGTACTCTGGGTCAGCAAACTTGTCGGTGTCGGGCCGGGAGTCTCGTTCACGAAACGACTCGTTGTATTCTTCGTACGACAGATACTTGAGAGGTATAGATGCTACATCTTCGCTAAGTTCAACCAACTTAACAAACGCCGCACTACCAGCAGCTTCGGTAAAGCTTACGTAGTGTGTGGTGGCTGTAGCTGTAAACGTAGTTTCGCTAAGAAGCACTTCGTTGCCGCTAGATATAGTAAGAGTAGACGACTTAGTTTGTGAACCACCAGAACTTGTTCCTACTTCTAAGGTCAGGGTAGCACCACTGGTCTGTGTAATGATAACATACGAACGACCTACAATAAGGTCGCTTACTTCTTGGGATGCCTCTGCGCTGGTAAGCAGCAAGGTATTACCAAACTTAGAACTTGCGGCAGGGCTACCCGATA